GCTAAAGGGTTGCAAATGCCTGTGGATGACATCATCCCGTCTAGGGAAAAAGAGCGTTATCTGACTCGTGCAGCTGCTCGCCAACAGCTTGAGGCCGCTAAAGCCGAACAAGCTGCAGGTGGAGCACCTACACAGCCAGATGGTTCTCCCAAAGGTGGACAAGATGGCAACACAGTTAGTAACCGTGACACTGGAGGTGCAGGATGATCCGGCCATCTCCAGAGGTTATTAAGGCGCTAGCACAAGTAGCACGCCAATACCCTGAAGCCTTAGAGTGGTTGCAGGGATGGTGCGCACATGAGCTTACGCAGCTACCTAGTGTCACACAAAACATGGCACTTGCGCAGGGGCGGTGTCAGGTTTTGATGGAGCTTTCAAAGCTAATAACAGAGTCCCCTGACTTGGCGGCAAAGTCAAAATGACAGCTGCTAATTACGCACACCGATAGGAGCGTTCAACATGGCGATACCAAAGCAAGTTCAGATGCAGTCTGAGGCAGTACAAGAACTTTACAAAGAACTCAATGGCGAGAATAAAGAAGCTGGAGCTACTTTAGAGGCTGTTGATAACAATGTGGAGGAAACTGTTGCCAACAGTGTAGAAGAGCAAGCACCTCAGTCTACTACCGAGGAGCAAGGATCAGTAGACACCCAGAAGAAAGATTCGTGGGAACAGAAGTACAAAACTTTGCAGGGTATGTACAACGCTGAAGTCCCTCGCTTAAACGCGAAGAACCGAGAGTTGTCGTCCCGTGTTTCTCAAATGGAAGAGTTGCTTAGCACAATGTCTAACCAGCCTGTTGCGGATATATCAGTTGATCAGAAACTAATTACTGACGCTGACATGCAAGAGTATGGTGATTCTATTGAAGTTATGCGACGCGCCGCACGAGAAGAAGTCTCACAGGCTAATTCCCGTGTAGCAACGTTAGAGAAGCAGCTTCGTGAGTTGCAGACCAGCGTAGTACCTCAGGTACAGCAGATTACGCACAGGCAGGCACAAAGTAACGAGCAATCGTTTTGGGCTACTCTGGCTCAACGAGTCCCTGATTGGAATGAAATCAATGACAGCGAAGGCTTCCAGTCTTGGTTGTTAGAGATTGATCCATTGACGGGCATTAGCCGTCAGACATATTTAGAGGATGCGCAAGCAAATCTGGATGCGTCTCGTGTGGCTAGTTTCTTTGATTCATGGGCGCAGGCGAATGGTAGGTCAGTTGCTCAAACCAATCGGAAGGCTCAGACTTCCCAGTTGGAAAAGCAGGTTGCGCCGGGGCGGGGACGTTCCACACAATCTTCTAGGCCAAGTGGGGATCAGACGTACTCACCGGATGACATCAAAGGCTTCTTTGAGGCTGTCCGTAAAGGTAAGTACAAAGGTCGTGAGGATGAGCGTGGCCGAATAGAGCGCGACATTTTCGCAGCACAGCGAGAAGGTCGTATTGTCACTGCTTAATTAGAAGGAGGCTATCATGGCTTTTCCAGTAAACTCGCCGCGTACAGTTGACTATACCGGCAACTTCATTCCAGAAATCTGGAGTGGTAAACTTATCGAGAATTTCTACGACGCAACTGTGTTGTCAGCAATCTCGAATACGGACTATGAAGGTGAAATTCGCCAGTTTGGTGACACTGTAAATATCCGTACAACTCCAGAGATTACCATTCGTGACTACGAAAAAGGTATGACTCTGCAACTTGAGAACCCCGATAAGGCTAAGCTGCAGCTCGTTATCGACAAAGGCGAATACTTCGCTTGCGTTGAAGACGACGTTGACCAGATTCAGGCCGACATCGCTCTCATGGATCAGTGGTCTAAAGACGCTTCCGAGCGTATGAAGATCAAGATCGACCAGCGCGTTCTGACTGATATGCTTACCGGTGTATCTGCAAATAACAAAGGCGCAGCAGCTGGCCGTATCTCTAGCGACATCAACTTGGGTGTAACTGGTACTCCGCTTGCACTTACTAAGACTAACGTCATCGACTCAATCGTTGACGCTGGTACTGTGCTTGATGAAGCTAACTGTCCAGAAGGTGATCGCTTCATGGTTATCCCAGCTAAGATGGCGGGTCTCATCAAGCAGTCTGATCTTAAAGATGCGTCTATTACTGGTGACGGTACTTCGCCACTTCGTAATGGTCGTCTCGGTATGATCGACCGCTTCACCGTGTATGTCAGTCACAATTTGGCTGTATCTTCAGGTGAGTTCAGCGTCATTGCAGGACACAAGATGGGTCTGACGTTTGCATCTCAGATGACAAACATGGAGACCATCCGTTCTGAAACTACCTTCGGTAACATCATCCGTGGTTTGCAAGTCTATGGCTACAAAGTAGTTAAGCCAGAAGCGCTCGCAACTCTGATCGTTACTCTGTAAAAGGTTTAGGGGGGCTTCGGCCCCCCTTTATCTAAGGAGGCGTAGATGGCTCAGCGTGTCGATAAAGCAAAGATGAAGTGCAACGCTCCGAAGCGTACACCTAATCACCCTAAGAAATCACATATTGTTAAAGCATGTGCTAACGGCAAAGAAAAAATTATTCGTTTTGGCGAGCAAGGTGCAAGTACAGCTGGCAAACCTAAAGCTGGTGAGTCCGATAAGATGAAAAAGAAACGAGCTAGCTTCAAAGCTCGACACAGTAAAAATATTAAAAAAGGTAAGATGTCAGCAGCATACTGGGCCGATAAGGTGAAGTGGTAATGGCTGGCAAATCTAAACCAAATAATCCTTCGCTGTGGCGCACTGTAGTAGCTGCGGCAAAGAAAAAATACAAGGTGTATCCTAGCGCGTATGCTAACGCATGGGCGGCTAAAGAGTACAAATCCCGTGGAGGCACTTGGTCTGGCTCTGACAACAGAGTTAGCAAAAGGAAGAAGTAATGGCTAAAGGCGGTTTGGGTAAATGGTTTGGCGAAAAGTGGGTTGATGTAAAGACCGGCAAACCATGCGGGCGTTCTGGTAAGAACGATAAACGCCGCAGTTACCCAGCGTGTAGACCTGCTGCTGTCGCAAAAAAGCTGACATCAGCGGAGAAAAAGAGTATGAGTAGTAAGAAGACAGGGCCAGCTCGGCAGAAATGGCCTGTTACTGCCTCTGGTAAAAGGAGAAAATAATGGCTGAACGTTGGTTAAGAAACATCCACGACGGTGAAATTTACCGCTGGAATGACATTCTCGCTAAAAACCCAGATACTGAAGAAGTAACTGAGGAGCAAGCGTTTCCAGAAAAATTTATGACTAAAAAGCAAAAAGCCCGCAAACCTAAGGTAGACTTAAAAACTGAGTCAATTCCTGAGGAGCCGGATAATTTTTCCGAAGAATTGGCAGAAGAAGCATCTAGGGGATTGCCTAAATGATACTTGACGATGTGGTCACTGAGGTTCGCCGTATTCTGCAGGACACTAATAGTCCGCAGCGGTACAGCGATGACGTACTTATAGGGTTTGCGAACCAAGCCCTGAAGCGTATTGCTGTCTTGCGTCCAGACCTTTTTGCCTACATTGGCGAGATACCTTGTGTTGACGGCGAAGTAGTGCAGTCTATGCCGTCGGACTCAATCCGGCTTATTGAGATTTACCGTGTAAAAGACGGTAACGGTGTGATTGAAACAAACCGTGAGGCTTTAGACCAAGCACTTCCTACATGGATGAACGACACAGCGGCTCCAGCTGTAAACTTTATGCGGCATGTGAGAAACGCTAACAAGTTTTTCATATACCCCAAGGCTCCCGCTAGTCAGATTCTTATAGGTGAGTACGCCCAAACCCCTCCTGATTACGACGGCACTACCACAGTAGCGCTGCTGCCGGATGCTTATGAGCCGGTTGTTATCGACGCGACTGTGTTTATTGCGGAGTCAGTGGATAACGAACATGTAAACTCTAACCGTGCGCAGTTGTTCCAGCAGTCGTTTACTCAGTCTCTAGGCGTATCAGCGCAGAGCAGAGAAGTGACAGACCCTGAACGTGGCGGGCTGAATGAGGAGGATGTTACCTAATGCCTACTAGAAATTTCCTCACAGTTGTAAACCGCTTGTCGCCTAGTGTGCCGGGGTGTCCGCAGCCAATCGTAGAGCAGTATGTTCGTGACGCGGCTATTGAGGCTTGTGAGCGCACTTTGGCTTGGCGTTATGTCCAGCCTGCGATTCGTTTGTCAGCCGGTGTGTATGATTATCCATACGAAGCACCCGATGATACAGAGGTTCACGCAGTGCTTACCGCTACTGTAAACAACACGCCGATGACACCTGTAACTATAGAGCAGATGTACGACTTGTTCCCCAAATGGCCGAATCAAAGCTCGGATGAATATTCAGAGCCTCGATATATAACGCAGTTTGATGTAGATAACTTTACAGTTGCCCCGATACCTGACTCAACTATACCCTACGATGTTCGCATGGTTGTAGTTCTAAAACCCTTGCGCGACGCACCGGGGATGGACAAAACAGTATTGGACGATTTAGAAAATGTAATTATGCACGGTGCGCTGCAGCATCTGCTTGTGCTTCCAGAACGAACATGGAGTGATAGAGAGCTTGCGTCGTATCATGCTAAACAGTTTGCTTATAAAATTGCTGAACGCAGAGCGCGTGTAAACTTAGGTAACTCTAGGGCGTCAATGCGGGTTCAGATGCAACCGTTCGCGTGAGGATAAGATATGGCAGATGTAATCAGAGTAGTTAAAGGCGATGTCTTTCCGATCATTCAGATCACACTGAATGACGATGTGGCTCAGACCGCGCTAGATGTTTCTAATGCTACTACGACTGTATCTGTAAGATTTCGTAAAGCAGGGACTACAACTCTGCTAAGCACTATTACCTGCTCTAAATCTACGGGCGGGTTAGATGGTAAAGTAGAATTTGACTTCTCCGGTGGTGTACTAAACGTAGACCCCGGTCAGTATGAAGGCGAGATTGTCGTTGACTTTAATGGCCAAACTCAGACTGTGTACGAAGTCTTGCAGTTTAGAGTAAGGGATAATCTTGCGTGAGCATAAGCATCGGTAGTGTTAGTGTAAAAACAAGACTCGTAATCGCTGCGGTTACGGGTATTGTCACTGCTACTGTTTCACCTGAATACGTTACTGCTGCTGTTGTAGACGAAAGTATTTCGCTTACTGCGTCATCGCAACCTATTAGTATGCAGGTCAAAGTAGTGCCGCTTACTACGCTTGATCCTGAGGCTGTTACTACAACAGAGCTAGTACAACTCGAAATATCGCCGGAGTATGCCGATACATTGGCGATGTCAGACTCTGACGAGAAAGAAGTCGATACTGTCCTTACAGACACGGT